GCTTCCCGCCCGTCGATCCGGCTGGCTTCCCGCCGCCGCCCTTGCCTGCATCCCGAACCGCGTATGGCTTGGATGCTGCAAGTTCCTTCGCCAGATCGGCCAAGGTAGCCCCGTGATCCGCGCCTGAACCGATCATCGGTTTTCCGTCTGAGGTCATGATCTTTGCAGACCCGTCATCATGGAACTGAATACGCATCATAGACGAATTTGCCACGTCGTCAATCGCCTCTGCGATAAACCCGGCTTTTGCGAGTTCCGCTTTGAGTTCGGACGCAGCCCCGCGCTGGTGCATCTTGCTGATTTTAGTGTCGCGCTCGGACAGCTTGCCCTCGTAATCCGCCTTCATGGCGTCCAGCTTGGCCTGCGCGTCATCCGCGCCCTTGCCGGTGCCTTTGGCCTTTTCGGTCAGTTCAGCAATCTTGGCGTCCATGTCCGCAGGCGTGCCATATTTGGCCCATGCCGCCGCATTGCCGCGCTCTTTGGACAGGGCGGTCTTGAGGCCCGTCACGTCCTCCGGCGCAGCGAGTGCGCCAAGGTTTAGCTTGCCGTCCTTGACGTGGCCTTGCAGCCATTCCGGCAGGGTCGTTGCGTCTGTTACTTCGATTTCCATGGTGACTTCCCGTCAGGTTGTGCCGACTTCCCGTCAGCGGTGTGTTAAATTCTAGCGCGTAGTTCTTCTAAGGTCAAAGGTCGCCCTTGCCCGTCCACCAAATCCCGGAACGATATTTCGCCAGACCGCCAGAGTTCCGCCCGGCCTGCCCCTAGGTTGGCGTCCTGCCGCTCCTTGCTTTGCCGCGATAGCCAGCCCTCAAATGTGGTGTCATCAGCTACCTGCCCGTCCATGCTGGCGCGCGTGGATGCGGGCACTTCGTCGATGTCGATGCCGAGTTCGCGGAAGGACTTTAGGACCGGCACGGATGTTGACCGGCATCCCCAATGCAGATTCCCCGGCCCACCACCCCATGGCAGCGTGTGGCCGATAGGCTCGTGTCCCTCGACGGTGTATGTCAGCCCGTCCCGTGTGGCGCATTCGATTGTCGTGCGCAGGTCAATGGTCGATACCCATTGCAGCGCCTTGACCAGATCCTGATTTGCCTCATACAGCGACTGCCGCGACTTCTGCGATACCGCCTGCGTTGCCGACCTAACCAGCGCCTCCGCATTGCGCCGCGACACCTCCATAAACCCTTGCACCGGTTCGCCGCCCTGCATTCCGCCCCGTATGCGCCGGATCAAGCTGGCGTTTGTTTCGCCCTCGGCAATGCCCGTGCGCATGGCGTCGGTGAATTTTTGCAGCGTGTCGCCCGCCTGCCGTGAGAGCCAGTCGGATACGGGCGCACCTTGTATCAGCACGCCGTCCACAATCGCTACAAGCTGCCCGCGCGTGACGCTGGCCGTGATCAATTCGGCACCCACAGCCCGGTTGATGGATGACGCCGCGAACCGTGTCTCGATATCCGCCAACTCGCGCAACTCACCCACCAGGCGCGTGGATTCTGCCCGGTATGCGCCTCGGATGGTGTCGCGGGTTTGCTCCAATAGCTTTTCCAGCCGTGCCGCCTGCCGCGATGGTGCCGCTATGCCTGTTGGGTCAATGCGGGCAAGTTGCGCCACGATATCGCCTTCCAGTGTGCGCAAGAACCTCGCACTGTCGCGCAACTGCGTCGCCGTCAGCCGTTGCAGGTCCAGCGCGCGGCCCGTGATGGCGTCGAGGATTTCGGTGTTTACGCTGGCCATTGCTTCACTTCTTCGGCTTGCGCTTTTTCATGTATGCCATTCATTCCCCCAATTCACGCAGCGCGGTTCTAGTTTTGCCACCACTTCCGGCGCATCGCGGGCATGTTTTATATTTAATAGGTGAACCGCGACTGGCGACGAACTTGGTGCCAGCGCACCTTTTGCAAATCTTCACAATGAACCGCATATCATTCACCCAATCCCATCGGCGCGCTAGTCAACCGATCTGCAACAGCGGCCATGCAAGGCTGGCACTGTGAAGTATCACGGACGCCCCACTCTCGACCGCAATAGTCGCAAATGTAGCCCGACGCGTCAGGATTTAAGCGCGGCGATACTGGGTATGTGGTCTTTGGCGCATCTTTATCCATCTATTCCCCCAGCCCCATCGGCGCGCCCGTCAACGCAGGCGCAACCGCTGCCAGCCTATCCAACTCCGCCGCCGTGTCCAGATCGGGCCGCAGCACGCCGCGCCGCTTGCGTTCCTCGAAGTAGGTTTCCAGCGTGAGATAGCCCATGGCAACGTCTTTTTGCATGGCAAGCACTTCTTGCGGTGTCATCATCGTAACGCCGAATTCTTTGTTAACGTTGATCGTGATCGACACATCGCCAAGGCCCGCGTAAAACGCCATCCATTGCAGCGCCTGTTCCAGCGCGTCCTTGAGGCTGTCGGCCATCATGGCAAGCGTCGAGGTTTCCTTGACGGAATCCAGCGCAGCGCCAGTTGCGGATTGCGCGCGGGCAACCAGCAATTGCAGGCCAAGCGTTTGCATCTGAAACTCAAGGTCTTTCAAATCCTGCCGCCCGCTGTCGATCGCCTTGCCGCTATGCTCCACCCATTGCAGCGTTGCAGCCGGATCCCGCGATGTGACCGCCGTTCCCGCGCTGATCGTCAATGGCTCGTCATCACCGCGACCGGATGCAAACAGGATCGGCACGCGGGCGAAATGCAGAATATTGCGCTGATCAGACTGCGATTGCCAATGCGCGATATTTACGTCGGTCAGATCCTCTAGGACCGGCTCGCCGGTGAAAAACCCCGTGCGCTGGGCATAAAATGGGATGACTGTGATTTCAGGCGCTTCGGTCGTGTATTCATCCACAACCGCCCAGTGCTTCTTGCTGTCCTGGCGATAAAGCCGAACTTGCACCCCATCGGGCAGGCGGTCCAGAACGCGCACCTGCTCAACCTCGATCTGCGAAAACTCGTCTTTCGGGTCCGGCTCGGTGACTGATTCCATGATGCGCAACTGCGCCAAGGCCAGCACGTTGCCAAATAGCCCCGTCTGGAAGCCTAGCACGTCCTCAACGCGCAAGTGCACCAAATACGGGCGCAAGCCCTGTGCGGCGGCTTCTGCGCGCGTGGTGTCGGCATTTCGGCGCGGTGCCTCAACCATGATGTAGCTAACGCCCGGCACAAACGCGTCCTTGAACACCTCCGACGCAAACACGCTCAGGTCGCGGCCCTGCATGTCGATATCTTCGGCCATGTCTATAATCTGTTGCGGCGCGGCCTGTATCTCGATGGGGCTGTCGAACACCCGGCCCGTCATGTCCTTGATCGTCTTGCGCGCGGCGTTGAACAGCCAAGACGAATGCAGGCGGGCTTGATAATCGTCCTCGGCCTCGGCCTTGAATTTCGGCAGGTAGCGCGTGCCTTCCTTGCGCATGCCAGCCGTGCCAGACATCAGCGCGCGGCCCTTAGCGCCTGCCTGCACCATTGCAGCCATTGCGTCGGTTTGTTTCGCTACTGTGTCAAGCATGTGTGATCCTCTAAAACGGCAACGGCGCGGCGGTCATGGTCGGTCTGATTACCGGCATTTCGTAAGCGATCGGATATCCAAAGGCGTCGTTCTGGTGGTCAAGCCCCGATGTCTTATCAGGTTCCCCGTTTTTATCATAGGCCTGCTGTTCAAGGCAACGCGATGTTTCGGGGCATGTGTCTGGGTTTACCCACAGCCTGCCGCCGTGGAAGCCCAGATTCACCGCGTTGATCCGATCCTTGACGCGCGGGTTGCTACCCTTTGCCCGGATGGAATACCCCGCAGCGCGCAACAGGCCGATGTCGGACAGTGACGCGCCCTTGCTGCTGGCGCTTGCCCCGCTGGCGTCTGGGTAGATCGTGACGTGGTGGCCCTCGTATCGCGCCTTGATCGTCTGGATCATCGACGGCGTGTCAACTCCGCCCTTGAGTTCATCGACGCAATGCCAATCTTTGCCGCGAAGAACGAAGGCGCAAGCGGCCATGTTACCCACGTTAAAATCCATGCCCAACTTGATCGGCTCGTTTGGCTGGATCGTTTCGCGGCTGCGGTTCACCTCGCGGCCATATGAATTGTAAACGGTGCCGCTGGTGAGGTTCACAAAGCGGCCCTCGA